CTTCCTCTGTGCCGCGCAGATTGCCTTGGGCATCAGTGACTGAAATTCCAAGGGCCGTGAATGCTTCATTCCCGGATTGCATGTTCTTGGAAAGCTGACCAAGACCGACTTGCAATTGTCCTAGAGACACATCCGAAAGTTTAGCAGCATACTCTAATCGTGAAAGGCTCTCGGAAGTCATACCGATCTTCTGAGCAGTCTTTCCGATTTCATCGGCGAAGTTGATAGCCTGTTTGGTCAGCGCACCAATGGCGACTCCGCCAGCCGCTGCTGCTGTTGCAAAGCCAGCGAGACCAACGGCGGCAAGCTTCGAAAAGTTCTGTATCTTGCTGCCAGCACTCGCAATGCCCTTGTCGAAGTCATCCGTATTGGCGCTGATCTTGACTTCGATTCCGCTAGTTTGAGCCATGTAACAGTTCCTTTAATTCCTCTACATCGGCCCTAGTCAGTTTCCCGGCGTATGTTTCGCCTGGCTCTTTCGGTTTCTTCAACTCGTATTCCAACCACCACTCGGGAATGGTCATCTCCCAGAACTCGCTAGGCTGAATTCCCCATTCCCTCGCCCATAGATACATCCCGTTCCAGTCTAGTTCTCCATAGTCTCCATGATCTTCGCCCTCGCCTTCGACTGGCTTTCGGTCTGGGCGTCTTGATTTTTTGACTTGTCCTCAGTCGGAGAGAACGATGTCAGCACAAGGCTGATCAAGGACGTGATGCTCTCTTGGTCGCCCGTGACGAGTTCCTCATAGACCTGTTCGTCCGTGACCTTGGCACCTGCTGACTGCAACATCTTAGAGAGAACGAAAGCGATGTGGCTGACAGGCGGGCGACCTTGACTTGTGCGAACGGCAATGTCCGTGAAGGATATGTCGCCCATCTCAATGGATCGCATCAGTTTCATGGAAGGGACGAAGCGATATTCTTCACCCTTCCACTTGATTGTTAGCTCGCGGAAGATTGCCATGATTACGAAGCCGTGAACGTAATCGTGCCAGAAGACTGGATCGAGGCCGTGAAGGTCGTGGCATCTGCCTGTTCGCCGGTTACAGCGAAGCTGGCAAGGAAGAAGTTGCCGGTGAACGATCCAAGGCCGAGCAGTTCGATGGTGTAGGATTCGAGCAGCGCCGAGGCAGTGCCAACGGCAAGCGCCAAGAAGGTAGTGTCCTCAAGGATGCCTTCGACTTCGGCATCAATGGAGCGAACACCAACGTCAGCCAGATACTTGCGCCAGCCAGCATCATCCTTTTCGGTGATGTCAATCGGCTCATTGTTAATGGTGAAGCTATCGGCACGAGCGCCAGCCACGGCAGTCGAACCACGCTTGATACGGACTTTGCGTCCAGCAATTGCGGGCATTTTTCAGTTCCTTTCTTTAGGTCACGGGTCCACGGATGTTAGAGAAGGCCACCGTAGACCCTACGCTATTGGTGGCGGTTACACGGCACCGGATATACTTTCCGGTGTCGGAGCCTGTGAGTGTATATGTGAGGCCGGTTGCAGATGCTATGTTGGCCCATGACGGGTCATTGGGATCCGCAGCATTGCCACGCTGCCACTGACGGGCGAAAGTGATCGTAGCATCGCCAGCCCATGTGCCGTTGGTCGTGGTCTGGACGTTGGTTCCAGAGAGCGTGCCGGTGATTGCCGGGAGAACGGTGTTATAAGGGCCAATGGTGGCCGTCATGTTCTCGCCGCTCTCAAGGGTGGCGGTAAAGGTTACGACATCAGCCTGTTCCGCGCCGATCTGAAGCCCTTGGAGCATGAAGTCGCCGGTCAAGGTGCCGATGCCGCTGATCGTGACCACGCATTCCTTGAGGAGCGCCGTAGTAGCCGTGCCGACGGAATCCGCCAAGAGGACGGTATCCTTGAGCACGCCTTCGATCTCGCAAGAAACGGAGCGCAAGCCGACATCTGCCAGCATGGTGCGCCAGCCAAGATCATCCTTGTCCGTGATGTCGAGCGGCTCATTATTGATCGTCACGCTGTCAGCACGAGCGCCCACGATGTTGGAGCCGTTGCGGCTTATGCGAACTGATCGGCCAGAAATAGCCATGCAAGAACCTCTTCTTTGGCCATGATTATATCACGGAAACTATGCAATCCACAATACACGGTACAAGATCAGGCCGCGCTTGGTCTTGCCGTCAGGATCGCGCGAGAAATTGCAAGAATCGAGTTCTGTGGTGATATGGGTGACACCCGCGATGGAAAGCGGCTGGCGGCGCATCCGGCCATCGACGGCATCGACCACCGTCTTCAGATCGAGCATGGATGCGGCACGGTCCCATATGTCAATCTGCACGATTGCCGATCCACCAAGATCATCCTTGCTGTCGAAAGGATTGATCGTGTCGGTGCCGATGGTGATGAACGGGAATGCCGATTCTAACTCGCTGTCAGCCGCCTGTGGGACATCGGTGAAAATCGCCACGAGCGGACTGTAGTAGGTGCTGAGAAGGCTGGTGACGGCGCTATCGTTAAGCCGGTTGTACACTGCCGTCTGAAGATCATCGGATTTCATTTCGTTGTCTTCTCCGCGCGTGCTTTGGCCTTGGCGATTGCAATCTCGACCCGTTTCAGCATCTTTGGAATCGCCCGCTCGACGGCGGGAATCCAAGACGGACGTTTCGCCATTTTGAAGGTGCCGAACTCAAGGTAGTAGGCATAATCAAGACGGCTTCCGATAGCTTTGGAATACTTGCCCCGGTTTTCGTTGTAGATCGAGATGACAAGCCCACCAGTATCGGTTGCCGGTGCTTCGCCAGGAGCAGATGCTCGGTGAACCTTGTCGTTGTTCACGCCTCTGGCATATTCCCTGCCGGTCTTAGGTGGCCCCTGTATGGCCTTGCGAACGTCCGTGACGGCTTCCAAAGCGGTGGCATCGACAATGATGGCCAGAGAGTTGCCAAGGTCTTTCCCATAGGCTTGCAAGGCCGCGTTGACCTCTTTCAGCCCCTTGATCTCGACCTTGACATCCGTCACGCAGCAACCCCGCCATCAACGTCAATTTGAAGCCACTTGTTGGCGAACTCCATGTTATCGAGGAAACGGATGTTGTGGATCTTATTTCTGATCTGCACACGGTCGGAATCTAGCAACGCGGAGGTGTAGCGCACAACAAGACGCAACCGAACGGTTGCCTCGGTGCGGTCATGAGCAAATCGCTCCGAGCCGCCAACCGGCATCACATAGGCGCGGGTCGGTGCGCCGGAAACGGTGGCCCAGGATTCCGTCTGGCCTCCCGCGCCATCGCTGGTCAAGGTGCGGCGCTGGAACGTCACCGGCTCTTTCAGCTTGCCGGAATTCATGTCGCAACATTTGATCATCGACTAATGAACTCCACGATGTCCATATTCACGGAAACGTCAACGGTGCTGGCCGATACGTTTGCAAGGAAGCCGAAGTCGCACAGCGGCGGGAAGTAGAGCGGCGGATCGAAGACAACATCAATAAGCCCGGAACTCTGCGGATACTCGGTCACGAGCAGCATTGAGGTATATGGTGCCGCTGCTTCACGGACATTTTCGCGTTTGTACAGGACGATGTTCGCCTTCTTGTCGGCATCGCTAGAGATAGTAACGTTGCGAATTGCAGCACTCCGGTCACGCGGCGTAGTATGGACTGCCATCTCAGTCTTGCCACGACCTAGTGCGCCATCCGCGATGGTTGCCCAATCCTCTCTACCAGCGGCATTTTCGATCACGATTGTTGAAGCATGTGATCCGGCAGTCTGCGTTGCATACGTTCCAGACTTGGACACATATGCATCGGTCAAACGCATGAAAGCCTGAGTGGTCGCTGCGCTTGCCGATGCACCAGCCGTAGCAAGTGTTTCGCTTATCAGCTCCCCAGCAGGATTGAGACCGATCAGCGTGACCTCTCTGCCACCGGAACCGTTGGCCGTGTCGTTCGCATTGCCACCTGCCTTGATGCGTAGCAGAACTGAATCCGGCCATTTCGGCGTGCGATAGAATCCGGAACGTGTAACAGGCGTGAAGTTAGAACCGATGGCAATATTGCGCCCGAACTTATTGAATGACCGACAACCCGAAGCCAGTCCGCGCGCAATGTCGAGACTGCTGGGATAGGTCATATCTTCAAGGCCTTATATTGAGCCATGATTACTGAAGCACCGGATGCGTCATAGGCATCACTTGCATCGCAGTCATCGCCACGATGGCTATAGAGGCGTTGGCGAATCCAGACACATAGATGATCTGGATCGCGTCATTGGCACGCAGAGCAACAGGCCAAGTCTGGCCGCGCTTGAGTGTCAACCTTCCAGGCGTCTGATATGTGTCAACGTCGAAGACATTGGCAACCGTTACTGCCGTTGCATTGCTGTCCTCGTCATAGACCGTAACCGATGTAATCGACTGAAGAGGCCAACGCGGGATCGTAAGGCTTTGAATCGTGCTTGTGCGGTATAGTTCTGTGATCGACATCTCACGCACGCCATCCCACCATGCTTCGCCACCGGCGGGCCAGCGATCAAGCGAAAGCCGCCACGACTGCGTGATGAATGCAAGGCCGTTCATGTTCTCGATCTCGGTTCTGGCGTCCGTGATGAGCGCATTTGCCTCCGCGTCAGGAAGTTCCGTCGAATCAGTGCGGAGATGCGTGCGGAGTTCCGCAGCCGTTACCGGCTCGGATGCAGGGGCGGACGTAAGAACCGAACCCCGGAACTGATAAAGCGGAACGGCGGCGCGAAGGCTCATGTTATTTTTCCCACGGAGGATTCATGCTTCCGCCTTGCGGCGTCTTCTGTGCTTCGATGCTATTGGCAAGCGACTTCTGCATTTCTGCAACCTGATCGGCACCAATCGCGCTTTCAACCCAGCCCTGCACGATGTCAGGTGTCAGGTCTTCATATGCCGTAAATGGCTGGCCGGGACCAGGAAGCCCGACTGTGCTGTACATCGTTGCGGTATAATCACCATCCCGCGCCGTATAGACCCAATGAACGGTGGTCACGACATTCTGAACCGCAAGCCCAGTTTGCTCATTGATATGATTATGAACCACATCGAGAGAGGGAAAAGACCAATTGAAACTAATCACTGTTCAGCATCCTTCGGCTGATTTGCAGCCTGTTCTAGTTTCTGGAAGATCGGCATTGCTACCGCTGCCGTTCTCACGCCACCTGCCTTGATCGCAAGGTCGATCACGTTTGCCAGTGCGTTAGCCTCTTCCGGTGTTAGTTCGAGCTTAATCATAGCGCCTCCTAAGCTGCTGTGTTTGCGAGAAGGTAGTATACAGTGCCGTTAACGCGGATTGCAATCCGGTGAGTAGTTGCAGCGGTCGTGTTAGCGTTAACTATAGTACCTTCCGTGTAGAGGGAAAGCATCGTGTTGCCAGCCGTGAGGTCTGTAGAGTAAATCTGGATGGTATCGGCTGGGCCTGTGGTCGGCGCAGTTCCGGTTGCGATTGCAAGGGTTACTGCGGCGGATGTGCCGAAAGTGGATGTTCCGAGGCCAAGATTTCCTCCGCTCGTGATGCGGAGACGTTCGCCACCGTTTGTTGACCACGCAATCGTATCTGCTGCTGGGAACCACATGCCTGTGTTGTTGTCGCCGTTTCGCGTCAGGGAAGGCAACAATGCCGTGCCCTGTTGCAAGAGAACACCTTGACTGTCCACAATTAGGCGAACGCCAAAAGTGCCGGATGTATCAAACGAGATGAAGCGGAAATAACCCGAATGCCACGTTGCCCCGGCCCCTGCCGACAAAGCTTCAATATAGCAGGCATTCTGCACTGTTCCGCCGCTATCCGGGCTCGTGAAAACAAACGTCCCGAGTGCATCACCAGAATTAGCGGGTGCCGTAATACGTGTCTTCCGTGAGTACCAATACGGCCCAAACGCATTATCTGTCGTGTTTTGCAAGATCAATGACGGATTGAATGCAACACTGCTGGCAATATGAAGTTGCGACCCCGGATTTGTCGTTCCAATACCTATATTGCCGCCACTGGTGATCCGCATACGCTCAGCGCCACCAGTGGACCAAGCAATCGTGTCCGCCGCCGGGAACCACATTCCAGTGTTGGTGTCGCTAACTGGAGAAAGTGATGGAGTACCAACAGCGCCAAGACTAAATTCAACTTGACCAGTCTTGTTGACGCCAAAACGTGTTGTTCCACCGACTTGAAGATCAATAAGGCGCGATGCTGCCGCCGATGCCGTATCGGTGACGTTCATCTTGATCGCAGTAAAAATAGTTCCGCCAGCGTTCCAAGTATCGCTCAGATCATAAATAAATGCCATTACGGCGCCCTCCTGATATAATCACCTGAGCGATCAAAGATATACGCATTGAACCTGTCTCTGATTGCGAGAAACACGCCTTCTGTCACATCAATTGTTATGATGTTTATAGAGCCATCGCATACTGGTACAGAAATCTCTTGGCCGATATATATTTCACGAAGTTCTGTCGCCGTTACTGTTTGCTCATCAACGAGGCTAATTATGCCGTCCTGATATACCGGAACAGTGATTGTCACTCCGCAAGATGTAATATCGATTCGGCTCAAGTCGTTATGTCCTCAACGACATAGATCGAAAAGGTCTCACTGCTTTTGATAATACCGGAAAGAACGAACTGCACATCGCAAAGAACGGTTGAATCTTCAGAACTGAGTGGCCAGCTTGCTGTGTTTGCTGCTGCCTTTGTCAGAGTGAACTGACCAGCCGCCGCATTGGTAACAGTGACGGTCAATGTATCTGAGAACGATCCGCCCATCTTGACGGAAGATGTGATCGTGTAGCCTGTTAGATTGATCGCGGTGCCGCCGCTATCCTTGCGGGTGCAATCGAGGCTGAACGTATCGCCACGCTTGAAATTGATGCTCTGCATCTTTTACCTCTGACCGGCGACGGACTGCTTGCCTCTGCGTGTCTTCGTTTCAGATGGCGGCGCGATCTTGGTCTCGACGGAGCCGACTTCGATTGCCTCGGCAGCGCCATCTTCAACGGCCATTTCGGCAATCTTGCCAGAGACGATCTGTCCATTGGCGAAGTTGAGAACCGTGTGACCATCCGGGGCGCATTTGTAGCCGTAAGTGGCGGTGATCTTCGCTTGCATGGTCAACCTCTTGAAAGAATGGAGAGGCGGGATTTCTCCCGCCCCTTAGTCAAGTTTAGGTAGCGGCCACGTTGCTGCCGACGAACGTGGTGGCAGCGCGGTGCGGCACATTCAGGATGCCGTAGACCTTGACAGTCGCATCGGTCGCAAGAGTGCCAACGCCGTTCATGCGAACATAACGCTTGCTGCCCTTGTAGCCAATGCCGCCGATGATCTTGTTGTCATCGCCATCAGCAGTGACAGACAGAGCAATCGTGCCGTTGACCGAATCAGCCGCAACGATAGCCGCAGCGTCAGCCGCCGCAGTCGTATCTGAGTGCTGAACCGTGAAGGTGAAGCCAGCGGCAGCGCCAGCGTCGGTCACGGTGTCGGTAGCAAGCATCAGGGTGACGGCATCAAAGCCACGGGTATCAACCCAGGAAGTGGCTCCCGGCGTGGTGCCGGAGAGTGTCACGGTGCCAAGCAGAACAACCTGCTTGTTAGAAAGCATATCACGCATCTCAAGAATCCTTCTTATCGGCGTGGTTGCGGAGCGGCGTTATTGCCGCCCCGCGTTAGTGCTTTAGGCAGTGAACTCGATCAGCTTGAGAGCCTCGAAGTTCACGACATCGCCGCCCACACGCTTCGTGGTGTAGAACTCCACGTAGGGCTTGGCAGAGTAGGGATCGCGCAGAGTGCGGATGCCGAGGCGGTCCACGATCTGATAGGCTTCGCGCATATCGCCAACGGCGATGGAGAGCGAATCCGTGGCCGGATCGGGCATGTCCTCGAAGGACGCGACCGGATAGCCGAGCAGCGATGCGGGCTGACCGGCAGCGATGCCGGGAGACCACAGATAAGCGCCATCCGAGTCCTTGAGCTTGCGCGTCAGCTTGAGCGTGGCGCGGTTCATGAACCAGGTTGCGTTGGCGCGGTACTGCTGCTTGAGGCCATAGAGCGCGTTGATGAGAACATCGCCACCGTTCGGAGCGGCGGCGAATGCGCCGTTCACGCCGGTATCGAAACGCTCGATGGTGCCGGGGAGCGTGGTGCCAGACGGGAAGGTCAGGAAGCCACGGGGCTTGTTGACGCCATTGCCGACAACGAAAGCGTTGGCTTCGTCACGGGCGAACTTCTCGGCAACCTTGGAGGCAAGCCATGCTTCCATGTTGATCGAGGCGTCATCGAGCAGCTTCTGCGTAGCCTTGGGCTTCGCATAGAGTTCGTGGGCAGGAATGCGCCACTTGCCAAGCTGCGGCGTGTTGGTCTCAGCGCGGCTGTCCGTTTCGCCAACCCAGCCCGAAGAGGCTTCGTTAAGATCGAACAGACCTTCAAGGGCATCCGATGAGATGACCTGAACCGAAGCGTATGCACGCATCGGGCTGGTCTCGAAGACCTTCATCACGATACGGCCAGAGAGGTCGGGATTGACCACATAGCCGCCATCGGGATCGGTGCCAACCGAAAGAGCCTTGCGCTCCTCCGGTCCCATGACCTCTTCGCCCTTGCGGAGGAAGGTGTCGAACGCGGCCTTGTAGCCGTCCATGTCGGCAGCGCCGAATGAACCGACAACAGCGCCACGGCGGCGTGCGTTCATGGAAGCCCACTCCTGGGCCTTGCGGTCGAGGTCGATCACTTCGCCACGCTCGTCGGTGACGATGCGGGACTGCCGCTTGGAGGCCAGCACTGCCTCATCGGCAATCTTCTGGGCCTTCTCAAGATCAGCTT